TGCGTTCATTATATTTATTTTCTCAAGTTCGCCCATGCTTTTCATCTTTTTTCTAAGATCATCCATAACATCAAATTGATCTCTTAAATTCCCGTTGCTATCTGCTAAACTGATTCCAAGTTTCTTGAAAGTTGATGCTGCTTGATTTCCAACTCCGGCAAGCGCAAGAGTAACATTTTTTGCAGCAGTTCCGGCAATTGTTGCTTTTATACCGTTTGAAGCTAGAACCCCCATTGTTGCAGCAAAAGTTTCAACTGATACTCCGGCTGCTGTCATAACCGGGCCGCCTTTTTTAGCAGCTTCAAAAAGTTCAGTTACAGAAGTATTAGTTTTGTTTGCTGTTTTGCTGAAAACATTCATAACCCTATTCATTCCAGTCATTTTCTTCTGGAGATTATCAGAATCAAGGCCAAATGCCCCAAGCGCATCTGAAGCAATATCAGCAGCTTCAGCAAATTCTAGTTCTGAAGCAGTCGCAAAATCAACTATCGGCCTCAACATCTTCATTGAAAATTGAGCAGAAAATCCAGCTTTTGCCAGAAAATTTAATCCTTTTGCTGCTTCAACTGAAGTAAATTCTGTTGTTGATCCAACATCTCTTGCTGCTTTTTCAAGTTCCTTGAAAGCCTTAGTTCCACGTTTAATCCCTTCAGGGAATTTAGCCGCAGCACTCCCTATGGCCCGCCCAAAATCAGCTCCAACCATAATAATATTTCGCAAAGCACCACCCAAAGCAAACAAAGCAACACCTGCGACTAATGCTCCTTTCTTAATTCCTGCAAAAACTTTTCCGAACATGGCATTTACTCTTCTCAGATTTCTTTCTGCTGCTCTTGAGAATTTGCCGATCCTGTTTTGCATACGAGTTACAGGAGCTGTAATTTTATCAATGCCTTTAAAAATTGCTTCAACTGAAAATCTTTTAGCAGCCATGTTATTTTTTTGATTTTATTTTTGTGTGTTCAATTAGACTTGGAATCAATCCAGTATAGAAAAATTTTAATTCTCTAGCCCGTAACAGTCTGGGGTCAGGAAGTGAAGAATAATCCATGTAAATTTGATAAAACATTTCTGTATATACAACATCGAATGATCCTTTTTCTGTTGCTGCCCCATGTCTTACTAACTTTGTTAGGACTAATCCATTAAAAGCGCAAAGATTGCTTCACAAGTTTTTATATCTACACCTTTAAGCTTTGAAAAAACATTTGACGGAAGTTCAGTCATAGCACCCATGATCGCATAAGTCTTTCTGATATCTTGATTCTTCTTATACTGATCAATGGCCATTACAGATGCGCCTGTTCTTTCATGAAATGTAATAGGTTCTTTATGCCCAGAACCCTCTTTTTCTGGAGTATAAACCGCCTCTCCTTTTTCATTTATTACAAGAGTTCCCTTAATAAGCGCATTCAACAACTTCTTTTTTTGCCGATTGAAAGCATCAAGCGTTTCTGAATCCATATCCGTTGTATCAAGATCAAGATCCATATCATCTGCAAATCTTTCAAACTCTTTTTCTGCCATTTCTTGTGACATTTTAAAATCTTTTTTTTCTTCCATGATTTTTGCCCTATTCTAGTTTTGAATGCTGCGCCCCTTTGTAAGGGAATTGGCTAGGGCAAGCCACGCAGCAATTATGCCCTATTAAGTTTACTGTCTTGTAAGTTCCCCCGGGCCGCTGAAAGTCACAGCGATTGCGCCAGTCTGTGAGCTTGATTGAAACTCTCCTGTTATTTGAGATGTTCCCTGATAAGTTATACCGGACACAAATGTAATAGAAAGTGCAAAGAACTCTGAAGAATTTGCAGCTTCTTGCAAAAATTCATGATCGCCTCTTGAATCATCAACTTCAAGAGTTAACCCATCAACCAGATGTGGAACTCTTGTTTTGATAAGCCTTGCCGATCCATCTCCGTTTGCAAGAACTTCATTTTCAAAGCCGCCGAGTTTCCTGTTTGCTTCTGCATCTGCTGCAACCGGGAATATCCTTCCCTTAAATGTTACTTCTTTAATACTTCCTGCTATTGCTGGCATATTAAATCCTCCATTTACATAAAAAGTTTAATGCAGCTATTAAGCTACAATTTGAGATGTTCCAAAAAAGAAACCAAACTCAAGATCCATTGAAATTATATTTGCATTTCCAACTAGCTGAAGAGTTAAAACAACATCTAGTCTTTTTGGATTCCCTGAATTTATTTCTGCAAGTGTTGCTGCTTTTGCAGTTTTCGGATCTGATATAATTGCATCAAGTCCGAGGTTGTCAAGCATTGTTGCAATTTCTGCTTTTGCCATTCTCGGTTTCTTTGCGCTTCTGTTTGTTGTAGGATCAGCATCAGGAAGCAAAGGCGCACCATCCCATTCAGTAGTTGCAAAAATCAGATTCAGATTAAAGATAATTGTTTGTAGCTTCACGATATCAACAACATAGCGATAAGCAGGGATAGGATCACCAGTAGGATGATAAAATGTAACAATATCAGAAAGAGTTACAATATCGTCTCTGACTTCTATTGTTGAGCTTCCTTTTTTTATTGCTTCATCTCTGTCTGCATAACTCCACTGCTCTCCATCAAGTCCAGGAGTAAGTCCGGTTGCCTGTAATGATCCATAATCATGTGGAGGATTGTTGTTTGCAATAACTGCAATTCTGGCAAGCTGCCTTGCCGCTACAACAAACGGAAGATCATTTGACCCAGGCGCAACTAATTGAGAATTAATTCTATCAGCTTTTCTTGCATCTGAAACAGCAGTAGCATTTGCTACTGTTGTATTTGTGTTCCCAGTAAATGCAATCAAAGGCTTTTTAGTTAATGCGCCCCATCGACCGTCTCCAAAAGTTTGAAGCGTATCAAGTACAGTTGTATCTGCTATATCAAGAAGATTAAGAACTAACGATTCCCAAACATCTCCGATCTGATCAAGAGCAGCATTAATTGCATCTGCATCGGGATTTACCAGCCCGCCATTTGCTTGAGTATATGCGAAAGTTACATCTGTGAAATCTCCGAACACTTCAACATAAACATCGTTTGCAGAGACACCCTTCCATTTTGTAGTGAATCCTACCTCTGTTGTATCGTCTGTTGCTATTATCGGCATTGCAGAAACAGCATTGATTGCAGCTGTCATAGCAGTAACAATTACTGCAACTGTATCAGATGCAGCGATCACAAATGAATCTGATCTGATATTGTTAACCAGAACAAAATAAGAAGATCCAACTGATTGAGATCCAGAAGGAGTGATATCTCCACTTGCAACAACTGAAGAATCTTCATCATCAAGCGGGTAAATTGTTACAGGAATTGTTCCGACTCCATCACCATTAGTAGGGAGCAGCTGCAAACATGCAAGATGAATAGGAGAGCCGAATCCGTAAATCGCTGCTGCTGCTGCTGCGCTTGTAACTTGTACTTTTGTTAAAGAATAAGTTCCGTTTAAAGCAGTTGTTCCCTGCCCTAAAACAACTATTCTTTGAGGAAGATATAAAATACTTCCGCCCCTTAAATCTTTGAAAATTGTTTTGATGCCTACAACTCTTGCAACTGCTGAAGCATCAACTGCGGTTGATATTCCCATAGTTATTCTCCTTTAAGGATTAAAATTATAATCTGCTTCTGCTACTATTTCACCGTCAGCAGTCCTCTTTACATCCGCCGATATATACTCTAATGTTTCTGGAGTTATCTGCGGAGAAAACTCATTAAAACCAACTTTAAAAGCTATTCTTGCAGCATGAACTTTTCTTTCTGATACAGCTGCAATATCAGGCTGAAAAGCTATTATTGAATTGATCCATCTGGAACCAACTAAACCGTCAAGCGCAAGATAAGCATAATTAGCTGCCATTAAAATATTTCTTACAAGCCGGATTGCTCTTTGAAGTTCTAAGGCTGCTGTTAAATCGCCTGGAATATGTCCTGTTGATCCATCATCTTTTGCTTCCCCATATCCGTAACAATCAATATTATAAATTGTTTCTGAAGTTTGCCTCTCAAGATAATTGCTTGATTTCATATCATATGTTGAATTATCAAACCAAACATTCACAATAGGAGAAACGTCTGCAATCGGACTGTTTAAAAACTGTTCAAATGCATTTGATCTTTCTAAAAAAACTCTCAGCTTCCACAATTTAGGATCTTTGCCCGCTGTAACCGCAAGAGCCTGCTGACTTACAGTTTCATATGCAAGAATCGCTGCAATCTGATCTCTTACTTGTTCAAATGAATCTGTTTTATCTATTAAAGAATCAATCATGTTTGATATGCTTCTAAAATTAAAACAATCATTCCGATTGCTTCGTCAGGGTTTGATTTCTCAACTTTAAAAGTATGAGAAATTCCGCCAATGTTTTTAAAAGTAACAAGCCAAGCTTTACTTGAAGAATCTGATATCCCTACTGGCAATCCAGAAAACTTTTCCAGAATGCTTGCAATGTGAATTGCAACTGAAGCTGATTTGCTGCTAATAACTTGGCCAGTATCAGGATCAATTATTTGCGATATCTCATTTGAAAACCCTATAAAATCTTCTGAAGTTTCTGCCGGATCAGTTAAAGTTATATCCCATCCAAATCCAGAATCTTTATCTTCAAGAATCGCTTTATTATCTGCTGCTGCCTGCTCCCTTAAGCCCATTATTTTTTATTTATATATCCGGCTGTTAAAAATTTATTGAATACTTCTTCATCAGGAAAATCTTCAACAGTAATTTTTTCATTTTCTGCAATAATTCCTCTTTTTGTAGAAATAGACTTTCCATCAGATACAACATAAGATTCAGCTTTAACTTCTGTTTCT